ATTAATGTATTTATCTTTTCGTTTTTGAAGTCCATCATGCTGATGTGGCCTTTCACCACTACCTCTTCTGTATCTTCCAGAATTTTTATTTCCGAAATGAATTAAATAATTTTCCGACATTTTATATTCTCCAATACTAATAAAATCTTACTTGTTTACCAACTGCTTTAGCCCCTGCCTTAGCTGCTTTTTTCAATGTTATAGTTCCTGCTTTTTCACTTATCTTTTTAACCAAGGCTTTTCCACCAGCACCTGCGGCTGCGCCGATAACTGCGCCAGTGGCAATTCCGCCAGCCTTCTTAAGGTTCTTATTTACTTCACCTCTACCACTGTTAACTCTTTTTGTTAAGTCCTTTAATCTATTTTCCTTGTCAAGTCTTGTTATATGTCTATCTAACTCTTCATTAGATAATTTATAAGAATCTCTAGCAGTTTCACGTCTTTCAATTCGATTATCTAATCTTGCTTTCTTTTTACTGATTCTAGCTCCTAATCCATCATGCTGATGTGGACGTTCCCCTGACCCACGAGGATATCTTCCAGAATTTTTATTTCCAAAATGTATTAAATAATTATCATTCATTTTGAGTATCCTCCTTCGTTTCTTTAAGATTTAATCTAAACTCTAATTCTGAGATTGTTCGTTCAATGCTTCCCTGAATAGAACTATTCAAAGGGGGGTCAAATATTAATCTAACCCTCAGATATATATAAGTTTTTACATCTTCTAGTAATTTATCATCTTGTATAAACTGGTCCCATGTTTCTTCTTGGGATTCGATTTTGAATCCATCTATGGGTCCTATACCTAACTGATTAAGAATCATAAAAACAGAATTTATATGAATTATAATATCCGCATCGAAAGCCTGATCGTCTTCTACAAGACCAAGAAGTTTCTTTATTGATAGTAAAATACTATCTGTATTAAAATTACTTTCCATTTTGACAATTCCTTTCTATTCCTCTACGGACTCGTCTTCTATTGGTTTATCTGTTTCTGTATAAATTCGTTCGTCTGCTAGTTCTTTGGGGTCGTAAGCTTCTTCATACTGAACTCCTTCTCGTTCTATATAGAAGTGTTGTTCTGAGTATGTCTTGACGAATTCTTGATCTTTTATTGTTATATCTTCTCTTACTATCATGGTTTACTCCTTAAATAGTTGATGTTAGCGTTTTGTTCTTAACTAAATCTGTGTCTTGCAACTCTACCCCGTTTTCGTAACAATGAGAAATGTTTTCTGTGTGTTTGAAAATTGCTACTGTTTCATCACTTAATACATCTATTTCATTTCCGTCTAAAATACATTTGCTTTTATACTTAATCATATCTGTTAGCCATTGTTTGTTTTCAAATCTACTTCCGACTACATCTATAAAATCAACATTAGTTGTAGCAGACCAATTTGTTGCATTTTCGTATGTTGAAATCATTGACTGTGGTAAAAATACTTTACAATCTTTCACATAACTAGCATTTGATAATGTTGTGTTAGTATCTGTTTTTCTTAAAACCAAATAACTACAAAGTGATATTGTTACATTGATAGTAGTACCTAGTCCATAGTCCATTATGTCTAACGCACTATAAGAATTATAACCATAACCAATATTGCCATTTGGTGCGCTTGCAAGACAAACTTTTTTAAGTGCAGACACATTATATAACGCATTAGTCTTAAAGCCTGTTGCGATTGACGGCAAGTTTAGATTTCGTAATGAACTATCGTTGTAAAAATGATTAGAATTATTTCCCATAATGCTTTCATTCAATGAAACAGCACTCGGCAAACTTATAGTTGTTACATTAGGCATATTTCTAAATGTTACTTCACTCACTGTTGTAATAACTCCGTATTCATCAATTAACTCTCCACTATAACTTTTGTCGCAAATTTCAAGCCAACTAACAATGCCACTCATTTTAGATAATAGTGTTTCGATAGTTTCATCATCTGCACATACAATTCCTTGTTCCCTTAAATTGTTTCTTAATGTTACTCTATCTTCTTCTAGTTGTAGTATTCTGCTTTCATCAATTACAATATTACTCATTTGTTTCTTCTCCTATAATTAAATCAAAAAATCTACTTCCATCATAATCACTTGGAGGAATGGCAACTTCTGCAAATTCATAGTTAAGCACATTGTATTTTCCATTTTCTGTAATTTCTTTAGTTCCTTCTGGCATAAATCCTATTTGAGTTCTTACACCTTTGATTCTAACTTCTTTTTTAGGAGTTTGAATTATTACTTTCATCTTTTAGACCTCTTTCTACAACTAAATTATTATCTATAGATAAAGTATCTACTAATTCTCCATCTCTTTCTTGTATGATCCCCCATAAATAATTACCAATATGTAAATTATTAGTATCTTCTTGTGTTAGTGACATTTCAAACGAATTATCATCAACATACGTACATTCTTTAATAATAATGTCTTCTTTAGTTTTATAATCCTCGATTATAAATTTAATACTATCTGTTTTAAATATTGTTCCTTCTGTTAATTTGAAAGTAAGTATGTCTCCATAATCGCCTTCATTCATTTTTATATATGTACCATTAACTTTAAACATATTAATACCTTCCCATTTTGACAATCACTCTTTATTTATCTTTATTTCTTTTTCATATTCTGCACGAGGTTTCATTAATCGTTCCCATTTATCTTTTACATAATGGTTTTGATTTAAATCATTAGGATCTGTATATTCATCATATACTTCATATGCTCTTTGTATTTCTTCCGCACTCATTTTCTCATTGTTTTCCACTTTTGCTAAAAACACTACAAGAAAATTTTTACAATCATTTATTCTAACATGTTTTATTTCTTCCTTAATAGTTTTTCTTATAAAGTGAATAACTATACCACTTATAGTAACGGCAGAAATAATTATTCCAGATATGGTTTCTAAACCACTCAGTGTTTCTATAACAGTCATTATAAACCTTCTTTCTTAAAAATTAATCCCACTTCTATTAACGCGTTTTAATAGACCCCGCCATCACAGCACTGAAACTACATGGGCTCTCACAAGACTTGCACTTGTTTATGTTCCTTATCCCAATTACCGGTCGACCAATAATACTAGTTTCATCTCCCAAAATTATTATTCAAAATTTTCTCGATTAATCTTATATGCCACATATGCATCCATCATAGCGGCAACAGCATCAATCTTTTCTTCATTTCTCTTCTTATATAGTTTTCTGTTACCATTTGTGTCTTCGAGTGTTATGCAGTTACCCATAGCGAACACCATAAGTTGTTCATCGAACATTAACAATCTATCCTCTGCTAAATTCTTCAATTCCCCTAGAGGAACTGACTCTGTTCGTGAACCCTGTCTAACTTTCTCAATACCAAATGGACCGTTTTCTCTTTCCCATCGCTCAATAAACTCTTTAGCGTTATATGGGTCATATCCAACACAACGTACATCATATTGTAATTTTGATATATGGTTGTCTATATCTTCATATACTTCCATCATATCTAAAACAGATCCTTCTAAAACAATTAAGCTTCCTTCTTTCATGAATTCTTCGTATTTTTGTCTCATAGCCATTGAAAGCTTATTAAGTGTTGAGCTGGAAATATAATTTCTAGTTTTAACACCAAATCCTCTTCCAGGTAATGGAAATAAAAAAGTGAAAGAACAAAAGTCGTCACCTTGTGATAAATCTATTCCTAAAGCACAAGGCATACTCCAGTAATCTCGCTTATTATGAGGTTTTGTTTCCTCATAAGTAAAGTAATATGTATAACCCTCCATAGGAATAGAAAATCTTTTAGCTAAAATATCATTTCTAGCCGATGGGACTTTTTCCATTCTATCAACTTCTAATGATAATGTATCATATTGAACAGTTTTACCTAAATTAGGATTCGATTTAAGCCATAGATCAGGGTTAGCAATCTCCTCAATAGTATCCTGCTTATACCACCAGATAGATACGTGGGGATTAATATACTCACCTTTTAATATATCTGTTAACTCCATTTTGATAGAGTCACCAGGACCATTTCTTACTGTACCTTCTGATGATGCTGCTATGATGATATAGTCATCAACTTTAGATGCCCCCTGTTCTATGGCACCCATAACATCTTCTCGTATATCACCAGATAACCATTCATCAATTGTTGAACATTTAACTTGCAAACCTTGTAATTTTGCAATAGTCATTGGTCGAATTTCTAACCATGAACCTGTTAAAAAATTCTCAATACCTCTTTTGGTTGAGTCAAGCATTTTTTTAGTTGTTGTTCTACTATTTTTAGTTCCTTGTGTAAGGAATTTGAAAAATGGTCCTCTAGAACGAGTAATAGATGTTCTTATAGGACTTAACACCTCTTCTGCTTGCTTCATTGTAGGGGCTGTAGTAATTTGATGTGTAGTAGATGTATCAATATTAATGAAGAATGATTGTATAAAAGATAAATATACAGATTTTGCATTTGCACGAGGTATAATCAAATATTGTTTATTTATCAATCTCTTTTTGATAGACTTAGTAACATATTTACCACCCTTACCATTTTTATTTGGCTCAAACACACTTCGCTCTTCATAATAATACCATCCAAATATTTGTTCAGCCCATATTTTGAACGTATCAAGCAAAACTAAATCGGAACCATCTGTTAATGTGAGTTCGTTTTCACAATATTTTATAAAACCTTCTACTGCCTCGTCATCATAGTAAATTCCTGGATTCTTTATAAGATCGTCTATACGATTCATTTCTAAAGATATCTCTTTACATACTGGTATTTTACCATCTATAACATCTTGTCGAAATTTACCATAATATTTTGGGACGGCAGTATTTGATAACATTTTGATTCCTTTCTAGATAATAAAAGACAGACTAGAGATTTAACCCTCTAGCCTGCCAACTATGTTTTTAGAAAAATAATACGGATTTGGAAAAATTTTATCATCAATAATAAAGGAGTAATAACCTAACAAACAAAATTATTAAACTAACTACTACATATTATTTTTCTCTTAACATCTAATTAAATATTAATAAATTCTTTCATTACATAACCAACTTTCTCATCAAATTCTATCTTATAGAATAGTGGGTCATTGTCTCCTGTAATGATTACTGTGTCATTCATGCTTAGTACACCATAAATCTCAGAAGTAATACTTGGCATGGATCTAACATTTAATTTTGCACAATTTACTGTTCCGATATCTGGTGTTTTTGAAACTTCTTTCTCTTCAGGAATTTCAATCTCTGAATCTTCTTCTACTTTTAGTTCCTCTGTGTCATCATACTCATTTTGAGTCTCGTCATCATATTCTTTTTCTTCTACTTCTTCCATGACTTCCTCTTCTGTTGTTTCTGGTTCGTTGTAAAACTTGTTTTTCTTTGACATTTTGATTCCTCCTATTTATATATTATAACCAGCCTGTTGCAAATGAAACTACTTGTCCATCTGATAATATAATTTTATATTACCTCCAAGGATTTTGATCATTTGGTTTTCGTTCTACTGGTTCAACTCTAACATCGGTATCTATTCCATAGTGAATAGCATTATGAGTTTTAGCTGAACAGCAGATTAAATTATCTAAAGAATTATATTCTTCTAAAAATTCATCATAATTTTGAAATTGTTCTGGTAAAAGAGGATTAATGTGGTGAATATATATAGTTCCACCTATCTCTTCATTTTGAACTCCAAGATCACAGCCATTATCTCTAATAATTACTTCGTCTCGAATTCTTTTCCATTCGCTAGAAGTATAAAACTGTTGATTGAGATATCTTTTTGAGCCAAATGTCTCAAATCCTACTTCACCTTTAAGTTGCAAGTACTCTAATCGTTCTTTAAAAGTTTTTATTTTAATCAGTTCACTATAAGTCTTCATCATAGTGTCCTCCAGAGTAACTTGTGAATGCTTTTAATGCGTTCTCATAAATTTCTTCTCGTTTCTGTTCTGTTTCAAGTGAATCTTTCTTAGCTTCTAGCAATTCTGTTTCTTTTTTGAGTTTTTCATTCTTTCGCTGGCGTTCTTCCGTTGCTAAATCCAAGTAATGACAAATAATTTGAGATGATGCAGTACCATCTTCAATTTTTTTCTCGGCTAAGTCAACTGCTTTAGCAATAATTTGCTTCTCTCGGTCTTCAGAGGACATACTTTTGTATGACTTTGGTTTATGTTTTGTAGAATTTTTTGTTTGTGCGGCCATATTTTGTATCTCCTTCCCTAATATTTTAGAATGACTTCCCTTGAATTTTTCCTCCGGAGAAATTTTTGAGACCAGCGCGATTTTTTAGGGGGTGTAAGATTTCTTAGACCCCCTGGGGGTGTTCTTTAGACACCTTGATATACATTTGAAGGGGGTCAATAGCTACAATTTTATCTATAGCTCTTTCTATTTCATAATCGTTTTCTCCTTCTGTAAAATAACTAGAAGTCGTTGCAATTCTTTCTAGAATTTCATTTGAATTCCAACCATGATCAACATCATACATATACCATTCGTCCCATTCAGTAAATGGATTAAATGGATTATCTTTTGTTGAAAGCATATATGTAGTAGCCATAACAAACCTCCTTTCATATATACTTGTAAAAACAAGAAAGAAGTAGTAATAAAAATATATTATTTTATAAATTTTTTATAAAATCGACCTTTATTTCCACTTCTTCCTATAATAGTACTTGTAAAAAATGCGGACACTTTTATTTGTCCACAAAAATTATTTCTTATCAACATTAACAATAGTTGATACACTAACACCAAATCTTTCTGCTATTTCTTCATTAGTATAACCAGCAGCAAGCATAGCTTTAATACCTGCTTTCTTTGCAGCAGTTAATGTAACTTTACTTGTCTTTGGTGTTGCAAGCTTTCTTAGTTCTTCACTATCAGAACGTTTAATAATTTCACTTAACATTGTTGATGATATAGCACCTGACTGTATTGCTTCCCATTCCTTATCTGTTATCTTAACTCTAGTACCTTTACTATCAGCACCTAAGTCTACTCTTGCCTGTTCAATGTATTGTTGCTTTCTCTTTTGTAATAGTTCCTTATCATACATAGGACTCTTTCTATCGAATACTGGATTGTCTTTCTTTAATGCTTCTATCTTAGATGTAGCGATACGTTGTGCTTGTCTTTCGATAGGTCTGTTCTTCTTTGCTATGTTTAATTTATTCTTAAGGCTTGCTACTTCTTCAGCATACTTAATCTTAGCTTCTTTATTCATCTTTATATTCTTAACAGATAATATTTCTTTTCTAGCTTCATTAGCTAAGTTCTTTAGGAAGTTAGCATGATTAGCATAAGCTATTTCAACAGGATGTCTAACATCTGATATCAAAGACATAGCATCTTCAGTATTAGCCATTTTAGTAGTCTTTGTTTTATATGGTACCCATTTACCATCCTTATTTGTATATCCACCTTTATCTACTTTATATTTAACTTTACCAGTAACTGGTTCACCTTCTCTAGATCCTTCAATCCAAGATGAGCCTACTTGTTTCCCTTCAACATAGATAGGTGATTTAGATTTAGATAGTAATGTAGATGCGCCACCATATTTTTCATCATGAGTATGTTTTTGATATTTCTTTTTGAGTTCCTTAATATTGTTTACCTTTTCTGAAAGCTTATAATCATATTTGTGTTTAACTGCATCTATTATAACCATTGAATGTTTAACTGCTCTTTCTAATTCTGATTCTGTAGCACCTTTAATAGTCATGTCTGTAATTAGATTACTTATTTTGCCCATTTCAATTTGTTTATTGTCTTCAGATAAATATGTCATTCCTTTTCTTTCAGGGAACTCAACATCTGGGTCAAATGATTTTAAACCTTCTAAAGGTTTTTTGTTTTTGATTTTGATAGTATTTGTAATAGGAACCATTACAACAGTATCTCCATCAAAGTCTGCACCTGATAATATTTGTGCTGTTTTTTGATTTACTCCAACCGCATCTTTAGCTGATGGTGTTATAACCTCTTTACCTTCTTTGTTTCTATTATTAACTTTACAAATAGGTATTTCAAACTGACCAGCATGTGGGAAACGAATTAGTGCAACAGTGTCTCCATTTTTGAAGTTAGGTGCATATACTTCGTTTTCTTTTAAAGAATTAACTGGTAAAATAACCTGTGTTTTTTGACGAGGAAATGCCATTAACTGTAAATCTACAGCATCTGAATCTCTTTCTGATGCAAATTCTTCTAACAGTTTCTTTTTGATAACTGGGTTATTAAGTTTTTTAATATCTTCGAAATCTGCTTTTTGACGTAGTTCTGTTATTTTAATTTGTTTATCAATTAATGATTTTGGTTGCTTACCAATAAACTGTGATGGTAATGATTTTCTCCAACCTTCCCAATCACCTTCGGTTCTTGTTATGTTAATAAGAGACTGTTGCTCTTTTCCATTTTTATCAGTGTAGTATGTTTGATAGTCTATTAGTGAACCAAATGGATTTTTAGGATCGTCTTCTTTTATTTTCTTTAATACTCCTCTTCCTCCAGGATCCATAACTGGTGTCCCTTTTGGTTTATTTGTATTAAATCTAACATCTACTCCTTTTGGTAAATCGTCTGAATATATTGCCATTCCTTTTAAATAGTATTTACCATCAACTAATATTCTTACTTGTGAGTATTTTGATTCTCCTAATGTTAAGTCTTTAGCACCTCTACGAAGTTCTATAACACCATCTTTATCCTTACCACCTTCTTCAGCATAATTAACTATAAGTCTTTTTGAATCTAAAGATCTAGGAGCTAATATTTCTCTCTTTTTATTTTCTCTTATATCTTTTGGTGTTCTATATTGTTCAACCTCATCAAGTTGATGTACATTTTGATAGTCATATACATCTTTTCTTGTTTTATCAGGGGTTGCTAAATAAATAGTTTTAGTAATTTGATTTGGGTTAGTAACTTGATGTATACCCTGGTTTTTGAATACATTGTATCCCTGCATTTCTAATATATCTAGTGCTTTATTTTTAGCTTCTTTAGAAATTCCAAGGTGAGCTTCGGTTCCTTCTCCGACATCAACAATTCCTTTTCTATCTACTTGTTCTTTAAGATTTCTAGAAACTGCTGTGTATTTTTGAAAAGAAGCAGCATCCCTATTTTTTAACCAGTTTCTGACTGTTGGTTCTTTTATTCCAATTTTTCTACTAATATATGTTGGACCAAAACCAGCCTCTTTTAATTTAATCACATTAGCATATTGCTCTAATTTTATTTCTTCATTAGCAACTGCTTTTTGATTTCTCAAATCACCGGTTGATTTTAATTTCATACTCTCAACAATCTCTGTATCTGATAGTCCTTCTCTCTTTAAGTATTTTACTCTTTCTAAGAAGTCCATACCATTTTGATAAGGTTGTTCACCCGACCCATATTGATATCTTCCCGAATGTGGTGTATTTCCTTCATGGGGTATACCAACATGAGCTAATATCTCTTCTGAAACCTTACTCATTTTGAAACCTCCTTAAATTATTTAATATTCACGTTCTTTATCTTTAATATCATTAATTATTTTGTTAAAATGTACAATTTTATCCATTATTGGTACTATATCTTCAGCGGTTGCTTCATGACATAATACCTCATTATTTTGATAGATTCTTAATTCTATATCTATTTCTGCAGGTTTCTTTTTATACTCCAAACAAAAAAGAGCGGCATATATCATAAGTTGCTCTATATGAGCAGGAGTGGTTCCAGTTTTCAAGTCATGTATTCTTAATTTATTTCTATGAAATGAAATTGCATCTGCAGTTCCAAAACAATTTTCACTATAGAATAGTATTTGTTCTGGTTTCATTCTGAATCCAATAGCATCATTAACATACATATTTAATGTTAATTCTTCTCTTGGCAATGTTTGATTCATTTTGATAAGTTTACATGCTAAATCGTGTAGTTGGGTTCCTCTTTTTACTGCTTGAGCTTTGTAATATTTATCAACTATTTTTTCATCATCATATCCTATCCAATGAAATTGAGATCCACCTAAAAAAGCATGAGCATCTTTAAGATAGGAATATTTGTTCCATTTCATGTAACACTTCCTCCTTGTTTTCAGGATAGATAAATGCTGCATAAGACATTTCATCCATTTTTTCTACCCAATGATTTTGATTAGGTTGATGGTTAGCCTTACTATTATTCTTAACTTCTAAACATGCCCACTTATCTTCAAATAAAACAGTCAAATCTGGTATTCCTTGTTTATAATTAGCATCATTTTTAAGTACAATACAATTAGGAAACCTTTCTTTTAGCTCTATAATAAGAGCTTTTTGAAAATCTCTCTCTTTCATATGTATATCTCCTTATTTTTTAGCAAAAAGAAAAGAGTCTGTTTTTGACTCTTTCACCCTTTCTCTCTATAATAGAGATTGTAAAAAATGCGGACACTTTTATTTGTCAACATTTTTATTTTCTAAACTATTTTTAAAAGTATCTAATGATTCTTCAAGTGATTCTGTTAAAGTTGTTACAATTTTAATTATCATTTTTGGTATTTCTAATATACATATGCCTATAAATATTAATCCAGCTAGTATAAAGAAATCAGTATTACCACTTTTGAATCCTATAACCAAACTTCCTATAATTCCAAATCCTCCAATTAGTTCCATCATTTTGATGTCTCCTTTCATTATTTATTATTCGTCATCTTCATGTAATACAGAATATAATAAATATCCTGCTAATCCTGCTCCAAATATAACAGCTATTAATAATATTATATCTATTATCATTTTAAAACATCCTCTTCTTTACTTTCATAAAATTTTTCTCTAATATCATCTATATCACTTCTTATGGCTCTGGAAAATCTATCTATTCCAAAGAATATCCATATCATACTAATCAAACATCCAATATCTATAATAACTTTTTCAGTCATATTTGAACATATTACTAAAGCATATATTGGTAATACACATCCTATTAGCATACATATAATATCCCATATTAATTTTAATATTTTTATTTTCATTTTATCTCCTTTCTCTTTTTGTGGCCATTGGACACTTTTATTTTGACTTTATATAAATTTTTTAATTTTTTTATCGCGCGAAAATAAGAAAAAAAGTGTCCAAAACGGCCAATTTTAGTAAAAACCCAGTAAACATCGGGGTTATAGCTGGCCACTTTTGTTTTAAAAAGTGTCCACAAAGTGTCCAAAACGGCCAATTTTGACCGTTTTTTACCACTTTTATCACATTTCCATCACAATTGTAACATTTTTGTAACATTTTTATTTTGAAAAATTCCAAAAAAGTGTCCGCAAAATTTACAATTTTACATTCTTAATCAAACTTTTTGTCCCAATTTTCATCTAATCTATTAGGAATAATTAATGCATTCATTTGTCCTAAATAAGCTTTTATTCCAGAATTTCCTGCCTGTTCCCAATAATATGGATTAATAGATATACCAATTTCTTCAAAGTTAATATTATCTAATTCACCAACGTTTTCTTCTGTAAAGTTAATACTAGTTCCATCAGGACTAAATATTTTGATAGTTGGTGGAAAGTTTTCAAATCTAACTTCTACAGGAATATAATATACTTCTATATCACCATCTGCATTTTTATATTCCTTAACATTCCATCCATCTTTTTTCATGTCTTTAGCAGTCTTCTCGTCAGGCAAATCTACACAAAATTGTCTAACTCCGCCCTCAGGATTAATTGATGTTGGTCTACCACTAAAATTTAAAAATCTTAGATTTGCATTTTCAATTGTTAACACTTTTCTATCTCTTACATCATCAAAGAATAATTCACTCATTTATTTATCCTCCTCATCCTTTTTGATTTCTTTTTCCATTCTTTTAACCATATTCATCTGTACGCCTAATACTGTTAAATATACTTGCATAGCATCAGCTTTAATTTGAAGCATTTCAACAGGCATAACATCCTCTTCTTCACCAGTCATAACTTTACCAATGTGGTTAAATAATTTTGAATGTCTAATTTTAGTCTGCGCAAATTCTGCTTTAAGTTGTTTAAAAGTATCATCAGAGAACATATCTTCAGCACTCTGCTCAAGAGTATACTCTTCTTTAACATCTAACTTTTCTTTATTGTTATCATTTTCTTTAGATTCAGGTTCTACAGTATCTTTATTTGGTGTATTTTGATTATTATTTTTAGGTACTGAATAAGTTCCACCTTTAGGAACTTCTTTTACTTCTTCAGAACTGCTACCCCTATTGGTGGTTCTATTGTCATTTTGAGAGGACTGTTCTTCCCCCACAGATTCATTTCCATTGACCATGTCCATGGGTAACTCTTCATCTTCTTTCTCATTAGGATTCTCTGGTAGAGTATCATTAGTATTTACTCTTTGAACAGTTTCCAAAGGAAATCCAATATCTTTAGCAATCTGTTCATCTGTAAATCCTTGCTTTCTTTTTGATTTAATAATTCCTATATAGTGTTCTGCAATTTCTTGTTCATTATAGTTCTGTTCCATTTTGATTATCCTCCTCTACTGGTTTTAAATCTTCAACTGTTTTCGGATTAACTAATGCAATTTCTTTATCCGAATGTCTTCTTATAGTTTGACGTTCATATGAATCTTTACCTACAGCGTCTACTACTTCCAATTTAAACCACACTGTAATTTCATTTTCATTTTCCATTCCATTAAGCAAAGCATCAAGTTCAGTTTCAAATGCTGATAAAGCGGCAAGTTTAAATTTATCTAACGATTCTTGTCTCTCATCTATTTTTCCAAATTCTTTATTATCGCACATATTTTTTCCTCCTTTTTTATTTAAAATAATGTGTCTAATGCATCATCAATATCCTCTTCTAAAATATAATCAACAGAATCATCTATTTCTTCAAGCTCATTATCAAAGTCCTCGTCTACAGTATCATCAAGTTCATCGTCAATAGCTTGTAATTCATCGTCCATAGCATCTTCTATTTCATCAATCTCATCATCAAATATTTCTTCTGCAATAATTAAATCCTCCATTTTGATACCCCCATTAGTCCAAGAACGCTTCCGCGTCCCCAAACTTGTTTAATGCTTCTACAGCATCATCAACTAGTCTCTTGTAATAAGATTCATCAACATCTTTTTCTGATTTTGACTCTCTTAATAATTCAGATTCCATCCAACGATATCCTTTTGTTCCAGTTACAGAACTAAATGTATCATTTGTCTTATTAAGTCTCATCAATAACCCGCCACCTTTTCCTTCTTTGACAGGTGTAAATTGTCCAACCTTTCCAACAAACACAAGATTATGCCCTTTTGATATTTTCTCAACTAAAGGTTTACATTCTTTCTCAAATGTAGTGTCATTTATCTCACCCTTTTTATATTTTGATTCAAGATCTTTCTTTTGTTTCTCTTCCTCAGTTACATCAGGTAATTTTTCGTTATAATCGAGATACATAGCAGTTGCTACTTGTTTTGTTTCGCACATATCGTCAAATGTAATATTTTCTTTACTAAATAATGTCTTAAAGACATAAGGAACAGCAAACTGAGTTCCAACAGCTTCCCATTTTCCTTCTTTAGTTTTACCTACATAAACAGCATCATTAACAAGACATAATTTTTCGTACTCTGACTCTACTTCAAAGTTATATCCATAGAGTTTTCCATAGTTAATAATAAACCATTCAATGAAATCATCGGGATTTTCTATTTTGATAGAATCTGTCTTGATGTGAATAACTTTATAACCAAGCTTCTGCACTTCGTGTTTAAGATTTACCATAAATAATGCTCCACGTTTAGCTACAATATTATCAACATTTCTAATATCCCTAAATGGGTTATCGAATTTTGCAGCAGTTAATCCATATACAGAATTAATTGCTATTTTGAGAGCATAAGATAAATCCGATGCTTGCTCTTTGTTTTTGAGATACTCATCGGCATCTGCACCTAATATTTCTTTAGCCTTCTTTAAATCACCATGCTTTATAGCTAATCTAGTATCTAGAAGGTCTTTGAAATTTCGAGTATACTCTTCACCAAACAATTTTTCCCTTTCAATACTAGTAGGGTGCTCTGATGCTACATCAAAAGTTTTAGTTCTACCATACATTCCAGGTTCACCATAAACATATCCGCCTTCTCCAATTTCTTCACCACGATATGTGGAAACCCCATTTTCAAACTTATATCCTGGAAAGAACGGAAGACCTGTTTCGTCATCAAAAGCTGTATATTCATCAAATTTTACGAGTTTTTGATAATCTAATCCCTCGTCACCAACAAATGCTGTAGAATCTAAGCATTTTGACATCTTTCCTTCTGCAAGATTTCTATAGTTGAAATATTCTTGTGGATGCTTATTATTACCAAATACTTTTCTTGTTGTTAGGCTATTTGTGGTTGCATTCATAGGCATTCCAACCATTTTGGACAAAATTCGTCTGGCATTTATGTCTTGTGTCACATGATGATAAACTGCTTCTGTAGCAATAACATCATTAGCACAATAATCTGCTGCTTCTTCCCATTTATCTTCTGGTAATGGTTCATCCCAAGGATATCCCATTTCTTTATGATGAATACCAAGTTCAATCTCCCATTTTTTAAGAGATTGTTTCTTAGATGCTACATCATATACATCTAGATATGATTTACCATATCCTTCCATAAAGAATGCGTTTCTATCTCCGTCAATGATTCGTTGTGATAATCTGTAGAGTTCTTCAACTGTATAACCCATCATAGCTGCATAAAGTATATGATTATCATATCTGCGGCAGTTAAATCCAACTAATCCTGTACTAATTAAGAATTCTTCTACCTCAGCAGCAGTTGGGTTAATCATTTTGATGACTTTCTCATTCTCTCCTTCATATTTCCAACAAATCATCCAAACATTAGGCCATACTTCCAAATCAAAGAATTTTATTTTGATAGGATCCTCTTGAATGAGGATACCTTCACTTGATTCCTTTGACTTAAATTTCATTTTGTTTACTTTATCCACGCATCGTTGTGCTTGATTTGTTGAATGCATAGCAAATGTTAATACGGCATTACGCATATCAGATACGTCGTAATGTAAATTTTCATTATTATATGCCTCTTCTAGCAAATCGTGAATAAAGTTAATACTTTGTGATGTATTGGCATGAATTTCCTTATTAAGATTCTTCTCAATAAGTCTCCTTAATCCTTTTTCGCTGGCTATACTTTTTTTAGTAAGCACTTTTTTCTCCTCTCTATAAGGTAATCCTGAAGAAATTGTTGCAATCTCTTCATTATTACATTTTGATAGTTTTCTTCTTAGACTAGATTTTCCTCTAAACACTTTAATCTCTATATGTTCTTTATATATTCTAGCTAATTTATCAACATCTCCATCATATATATAATGCAAATGTACACCTTTTCCTGATTTTGATAATTCAGCATATGTTTTAGGCCATTCGCTAGCGGCTTCTATATTTTTTTCTAGAGATTTTTCTCCATTTTCATCAACTAAATCAAAGTCTATAACAATATGGTTCTGTGGTATTTTGACGTAGTGAACTCGTGAGGTATCTATATCTGACAATTTTGATTTAACATCCGCCCATTTGCGTTTTGGAGCGTCATCCTTATTCGCATATTGAGCAAGACAGTCCTTACAGTAGTCGTCAAATACTGATTTTCTTTTTCTAAAATTAATAAGTTCCTTTGTTTTATGAGAATAGTCTTTAATATTCACCATTTTGTTTTCGAACTTATCAATTCGGAACCCTGAGTAATAGTTTCTAACACGAACTCCATTTTGATCCGTAAATCTATCGAAGTATTTCCAGAAATAATTCTTGAATTCTTCTTTAAATTTCATTTTGGATAATGGATATAATGTGTTAGCATCACTACAGTATTGTTTATATAGTTCATATGCGGCTTTTAGTGTAACGCCATCTTCTCTCTCAAATGTATAGTACGTATCTAATACAAAATTGTAAAAATCGTTAGATGCTCCAAGCATCTCCAATGGAATATAATCATCATATCTTCCAGGATCTTTTTCATAACATTTTAAGCACTTATAGGCGATCGCCCCTAACTCAAACTTAATTTGTTTCATCAACTGTCTGTATTCAGTCGTTGACACTTTCTTACCTGTTGGTTTGACGTCTATAAGCCTTCTAAGTAATCCCGATTTCGCTTCAGTGATTTTGACAGGTTTATTCGTACCCATGAACAACATTGTAACAAATTTGTTTTCATAAGTAGTTTTAAATTTCTCATTAACTGTCATCAGTTCATGAGATACTAATGAATTTAAACGGGTATTATCCTCGATACGAGATAAATCGCCGTCATGCTGAATTGAAACCAAAGGATTACTTTTAAACGCTTCCAATGCGAAACTATTACTACTAGACCCTAATGCCCTTGCATCAAAGACCGAATAATACCCTTTGAATAAATCCTGTATTATGTTGAGCACAGTACTTTTACCTGTACCTGCC